GCGGTGGTTGTTTCCTTCCTTGGATGGAAGTTGAGACAGTACAAAAATGACATTAACAAATTACCAGAGGCCAAGCCATTCGAGTTTGAGCGGGACCAATACATCCCACACTTTGATGAGTACACCCAAACATTGTATCAGTTTAAGACGGGCAAAAAATGACATTCCTTTTATTAACCACGGATGAATACAACAACTTGAAAGATTTGTTGTGGTCAGACAAATCACTCACTATGAAGATTGACCAAGCAAAGTACCAGGTACCCGACTTGGATATTTGGGAGGTCACCTTTGACCGCGAATTAACCCCACACGAAGCATTTGATATAGGTAAAAAAATATGACAACACACGAAGCGTTAAACGAAGTATTCAGCAAATCAAACAAAGAATTATCAGAGGTATTAAACACCAATTACAACACCGTTACGACATGGAAATTTCAGTTCAAACGGAACGGGTTAAGCATGGAAAAACAATTTGAGATTTTAGAGCAACTTAATTACACATTAAAAAACAAAATAATATGGAACAAACAAAAAGAAGTGCGGTAACCAATGTAACCGCCAACGGATCATTCGATGGCCAGTATGGCACATTGTACAAATTTGAAATCACCTTTGCCAATGGCGATAGTGGTGAGTATGCAAGTAAGTCAAATCCACAAACCAAATTTAGTGTTGGGGTTGAAACGGATTACACCATCACGGACAGAACATTTAAGGACCGCATTTATTACAAGATTGCGCCCGTAATGGCACAACCAGGGGCAACACAAGGATTCACACCAAAGGCCAAAGACCCCGAAACGGGCAAACACATAATGCGTATGAGCGTGTTAAAGGTTGCGGGTGACCTTGTCATTAACGGGGATATTAAACTGCATGAGATACTCTCTTATGCCCAAATTTTTGAGAATTTCGTGAATAATGGGGTTGATACTTTGCAGAACTCAAAGCCAACAACTTACGATGCCAATGACTTGCCCTTCTAAAATATAAAGATATGACAAACGATATTAGCAAATTGGCAAACATGATGATTGAAGTGGAGGGGGGCGAACGATGCCCCCTTGCATTCCACATTCACTTAAAAGAAATGGCGGAAGCCATTAAGGAGTTTCAAGACCAGGTCAAGCCATTGGCATTAACCGAGGCGGTAAAATGGCATGGCCAAGTGTATTGCGGTTATGAGATAACAAAGAAAGCGGGTGGGGGTCGTTACAATTATGACCATATACCCGAGATAATTGAATTGAAGAACCAGGTGAAGGAGTTGGAGAAACAAGCCCAATATGCGTATAAAACAACCAACCAAGGTTTGTTGATTAGTGCAGATGGGGAATTAATAACACCTGCCCAGTACATTCAGAACGAGGACACGATCCAAATAAAACTAAGCAAATGAGAGCATCAAGATACACAACACGACTAAGGTATCAAGCGTTATTAACAATGGTTTCCAAAGGTGAACGCATGACCAATCAATTAATCAAGGACAACGGGGCGCAGGGTTGCACATCGTTGATGTTAAAACAAATGGGTTACCTTGACATGTATGGCAAATGGATTAAGGATAAACCATACACCGATGCTTTGGTTGACCAATTGTTAATGGAGATATCCAAGCACAGAAGCAAGTACATTCCAAAGGAGGTTCAAACACCAAAGCCAGTTGACCTATTCACTAAGGTTGAAAATAACGAACTACGCGATTTTATCGACAAGTTAAAAGGCCAATACAAATTCAGCACGGAAACGATATTGGCATTGGACATAATTAAAAACCACTTCCGCAAATGAGAATGTTCATTTTATCCCTTGTCTGTATTGTATTGAGTGGGTTGGGTTACGGGTGGTTAATTGTGCATCACCCGTATGTGGCCCAGTGCATCGGCATGTCGATGGTGGGATTGGGTGGTGTCATTTGGATTGTTGTGATGTTTAACGCAATAAAAAGGGGGCAATAAAGCCCCCCATCCTATGATATGACAAATAACAAACGGATTTTGCAAATATACGGATAATTTATTTTATATTTGTGGCGTTAACGGGATTGTTGCGGATTCCTTATGTTAAACGATTTTTACCCTATTAGAATAGTCGCACCGCAACTGCACTATTTTGATGGGGTTTTTTATTTTATGAAAAACACATACACAACCAAAACCAGAGTAGACAAAAACCATTGCGTAATTGAAGTGTACATCAACCATGAGTGGTGGCACACTTACGACTTTCATTTAGACCAATTGTATTTTATTAGCGGTAGGAATATCTTTTCCGACCTGGGGGATAAAGTTTGGGGAACGCCATCAAACCTTCATGAAATTTACAATGAGGTTATCAAACATTTATTATCAAAATGACATGGCCATTTTTAGGAAAATCCACACATCGTTTTGGAGTGATCCATTTATTCAAGACCTTGACAATGACCATCGTTTATTCTATTTGTATTTGTTGACTAACGAACGAACTAAGCAATGTGGTATTTACGAAATCAGTAAAAAACAAATGGCGTTTGAACTTGGATACAGTATTGATAGAGTATCCAAACTCCTTGCATACTTTATAAAGGTGGGCAAAATTCTATATTCAGAAACCACAAAAGAGGTTGCATTAAAGAATTGGCTAAAATATAACGGGTCGACATCACCAAAAGTTGTAAGTTGCATAAAATCAGAACTTTGCGTTGTTAAGGATAGAGTATTGATAGAGTATGTAAATGGTATGTATACTGCATCACAAGAAGAACAAGAAGAAGAACAAGAAGAAGAACAAGAAGAAGAACAAGATAAAAACGATTTGTACCCGTTTGAACAATTTTGGGAAATGTACTTAAAGAAGGGTTCCAGAGTCAAAGCAGAATCATCCTTTGAAAAATTAAAGGATTCTGAAAAACAATTGTTATTTACATTTATTCCAAAGTTTATTCAAAATCATAAGGATGCGGGGAAAATGGAATATCTTCCGCACTTTTCGACATTCATTAACCAACTTCGATGGAAGGATGAATTGCCGTATCAGATAATTAAACCAATTGAAATTTCAACAAACAAACTCCCACTTGCAACCCTATGAACAACCAACAAATTGTATTAGCCAACATTTTATTCTATGATACCGCCCGTCACTTTTTACCACGGGTAAACAAAAATTGGTTCACAGACCCATTCGCCAAAAAGTTGGTCGAGGTCATGACTGAAATGTATTTAGACAATGAACCCATTGATATTTTAACCCTTGCCAAACACTTTGAGCGGACTGAAATTGTACAGATTGTTAAACTACAACAAGAAGCAAGTGGGGTTGCGGACATCAAACCGCATTTGCAACAATTAGAATATGCATACCTGCGGGATGAGTTGGTTAAAAAAATAACCACAATCGACATAAATAAGGATTTGAAAACTTTGGTGGCTGATATTCAAGAAGCATTAAACAACACCAATTGTTCAACGCACCAAGACCCCGAAAGCATCATTAAGGTTACAAACAAAGTTGTGGATCAAATCATCGCCAACTCCGAAAAAGGTGGTAAGTTGATTGGGAAAGAAACGGGGTGGAAGTTTTTAGACAAATATCTTGGCGGGTATAATGAAGGGGATTTGATTGTAATGGCGGGTAGACCAGGGATGGGAAAGACGGCAATTGCATTAACCCTAACAAAAGAGTTTGCACAACTTGGAGGCAAGGCATTGTTTATCAGTTTGGAAATGAGTAGTGAACAATTGGCCAAGCGGTATATGTCATTGATTGGTGACATCGCAAATTGGAAAATGAGAAACGGGGTATTGACACCGTTGGAAATTGAAAAAATAATTCATGTTGCGAACAATCAAAACATTGAATTTTTTATTGATGATGATAGGCAAGGCAAGTTGGAACAAATTAAAGCCAAGGCCAGGTTGCACAAATCCCGTAAAGGTTTGGATTTATTGGTTATTGATTATTTACAATTAATGACGGGGTCAAAACAAAGTAGGGAGCAAGAAGTGGCCGAAATATCGCGCGGATTAAAATTGTTGGCAAAAGAATTAAAATGCACAATCATGGTATTGGCACAGTTATCACGGAAGCCAGAAGATAGAGCGGACAAACACCCAATGTTGTCAGACCTACGCGAATCGGGAGCCATCGAACAAGATGCAGATGTGGTTATGTTTCCGTATCGACCCGCTTATTATTTGGATGTTAAACCATTAATCGAGGATGCTGAATTACTTATCGCAAAAAATAGGAACGGTGAATGTGCCACGATTCCAACAACATACGAAGGAATGTACACGATGTACAAAGAACGAATTGAGCAAAAAATTTCATCACCTTTTGAATTTTGAAATTAAAATAGTATAATTGTATCGACAAATATGAAAATGGATATCAAACAAACGGTTATTGACTTGCTAACGCAATACACCGACTTCAAAGACAACGACCAACAATTGGTTGCATGGTATTGGAAATTGGAAATGGAGGCGATGGGATACCCATCATCCAACACCACCGCGATGAACTTCTTAAAATTAATGGCCAATGGGCGGCTAACATCTTCCGACACCATTACACGGGTTCGTAGATTGGTGCAAGAAGAAACCCCCGAATTGCGTGGTAAAAAGTACGATGAACGCCAGGCGAAACAATCACAAGTTAAAAAGGATTTAGGATACTAATGTTAAACGAAGAAATTACACCCATAGACCAGTTGATTGAATGGTTGCAGATAAACCACAACATCACCATCCCCACGGATTTATTTCACGAATTGAAACGCGATGAAAAAATCCACGCCCAATGGTGGTATAACAAAGGATTCACCAAAGCCAAATCAATCTATTTAGACGCGGAATGAAACACCTTGAAAGCCGTATGCAAGTGCAATGTGTAAAGTGGTTTCGACTACAATACCGCCAAGTGGGGGATTTATTAATCCATGTTCCCAATGGCGGATCACGCGATTTGTTTACGGCCCAAAGGTTAAAAGCGGAGGGGGTTATTCCAGGTGTTTCGGATTTGGTATTGTTTATGCCCAACCTAACCCACCACGGGTTATTTATTGAGTTAAAAATCAAACCGAATAAGCAATCCGAACATCAAAAAAAGTGGCAATTAATGGTTGAGGCCATGAATTACAAATATGTGTTGGTATATTCGTTTGAGGATTTTATTGTGCAAATAGAAAGTTACTTTGATAACGCTTAACGATATCGCCAAACGTCACATTGAATGGATTAAAATAGCCAAATACTTAGGTGCGAATCGTGATGAAGTCGATGATATGGTACAAACGATGTATTTGAAGTTGGGAGAAATACAAATCAAGGAGGGTTCACTAGACAGATTCGCCAATTACAACGGAACCATCAACACCATCTATCTTTTCAAAATGCTACATAATGCGTTTATAGACATCAAACGGGCAGAAAACAAGACAATACCACACCAAGACCAATTCAACCCCGTAGAAAGCCCCGAAATGGCTGAAATGGCACACATGGACTTGATGGGTGAAGTAAAGAAAGCAATTGACGACCTACGAGATTATGACCAGATGTTATTGGAACTGCATTTTGTGTACGGACATTCGATGCGGGACATTGAAAAAAAGACGGGCATTCCAACCCATAGCGTATTTAACTCAATCAAAAACGCCAAACAATTTATTAAACAAAGAACAACGGTAAAATATAAAATTTATGCAGAAGAAAAACGAAACACGGAAGAAGTACACCGAATCACGACCATCAATCGGGGTGGGGGATATGATTCAGAAGGTGACACAAGCCACGGGGATTGAACTTGCCACCAAATTTTTGATGGGCGAGGATTGTGGATGCGATGCCCGTAAACACAAATTGAACAAAATGTTCCCAACCCGTCAACCATTGTGCATGACGGAGGATGAATACCATTGGTGGACACATTTCAAGACAGTGAACGACACGACATTGGCCCCAATGGAGGCAAACAAGATAGCGGAAATATGGTCACGCATATTCCAAAGCAAAAGAATTTACAAACCATGTTCGTGCAACCCAAAGGCATGGCAAAACATGATAAACGAATTAACCCAGGTGTATGAAACTTACGAGAAACCTTTGTGATTGTTGTGACCATCATGCAGAATCAACAAAAGAACTGATAAACGAAACGGGGCCAAACATTGAACCGAACCAAATTTATATGTGTATAAAATGCAGACAGAAATTTCAAGACCGAGCAAAATGGGGGCCGTGGTTACTCGCCGCCAAAAACTTGCAAAGCAATACGCCATAATTATTCTACGCGAAGACATGGGCAAGACATGGGAACAAGTGGGAATATCAATGGGCATTAGTCCAAGGGTATGTAATGAACTATATTTACAAGCGATACGAAATGAAGCCGTGGACAAAGATATATTTAGATTACTTTGGGTATGACAAAGGGGATTGGATTCAATGCGAAGTACCCGAATGCGGAAAACAATGTATTGATGTCCACCACCTATTGCCCAGGTCACGCGGAGGCAAAGACAACATTGAAAACCTTATGGGGTTATGTCGCGATTGTCACCACGAAGTACACTTTGGAACAAAATTGAAAAACGAATATCTTATCACAGTACACCACATAAAACTAAACAAATGAATATCGAATGGGTTAAAACAAAAGACATCATCCCAAACACGGAAAACCCCCGCATAATTAAGGACGATAAATTTAAGAAGTTGGTGCAATCAATCAAGGACTTTCCCGAAATGTTAGAAATCCGCCCAATTGTGGTCAACAACGAAATGATGATATTGGGTGGCAACATGAGATTGAAAGCCATCCAAGAGATAGGATTAAAAGAAGTACCAATCATCAAGGCGGAAAACCTAACCGAGCAACAACAACGAGAATTTTTAATAAAGGACAATGTTGGATTTGGTGAGTGGGATTGGGATGCGTTGGCAAACGATTGGAACCCCGAGGAATTAAACGAATGGGGGTTAG